TTTGTATACATTATATAATTATTTAATTATTTAATATACTTATAAATTAATGGAAACGAGAAAGAAGTTTTTACTATTTGGTTGTTGGAACAATACAAATACAAATAAAAAAGGAGAAATGTTAGGCAATATGAAACAAGTAATGAGTAAGCTTAACCTTTATATTAAGGACCCGGTTACGAAACCACAATTTATAGTTGTAGCAGGTGATAATTATTATTCAGAGAAAACAGCAACAATATCTAATACTGGAGAAAAACAAGAAACAAAAATTATTCATACGCAAAAACTAATAGATGGATTGGAAAGTCTACCAAACAATATAGAAATTAATATGATACTTGGAAATCATGACTTGGAAACGAATGGTAAAAAAACCACAATATTTGTAGATAATATAAATACTCCCGAAGAAAACCCATGTTATACTTTAAGGACTGTGATGCAACATAAAAATAATATAGATTTGTTTTTATTTAAAGCAGAAATGTTAACAAATGATACTTTATTACTTATGATTGACACTAGTATGTATAGGGAGAAGGTTGCGGAATATTTACCATGTTATAGTATTTTTTTAGACACAAAAATAGATTCGGGTGAAGAATTGATTGATTATCAAAATAATTTAATACAAACGGCAATAAAAGAAAATCAAAGTATTAAACCAATTAAAAATATTATAATAGTAGGACATCATCCAATAATAGGAATAAAATTTACAACGCTGAATAATTCGGATGGTGAGATTGAAATTCTAGATGATATTCCATATTTTTTAGAAACATTACAAATGATAAAACGTACTGTGACAAATAATGAAGCAAAATATTATTATTTATGCGCCGATGTACATTTATATCAATCTGGAACTATTGATATTAATAACGGCGAAATGGTAATTAATCAATATATTGTTGGAACAGGAGGAACCGAGTTAAATGAAAAAATACCTGACGAATTTTTACGGGAAACATATGAGAGAGTTAGAGACAACGCGAAATATACAATTACGGAAAGCATTCACGATTTTGGATTTTTGGAATGTGTAATCGACGAAACTCCGAAGTTTACTTTTATATCTGCCACGAATACTGTGCCTGCTGGTGGTAGGAAAAAACGAAAAACTAGAAAAATAACTAAACGCAGTAAAAAAGCAAGACGTAAAACTACGAAGAGAAACGTAAGGCGAAAAAAAATTGAAACCAATATGGATAAATAATAATATACACAAACAAAAATGAGTAAGGCTATTGAAAATACACAAGTATATTGTCGTATGCGGGATTTTGATGAGAGTACAATGAAGTTTGTTGAAAGTGACTGGCATCATGCGTATTTGACTTACTTTAACCTGATTCCTAGTCAAGAAAATAGTTTCACCGACCTTGAAATGACACAATCAGATATTATCGCTATAATAGGAAAATACGGTTCGCACCCTCCGAGAGGCAACAAATATTATAGACCAGTTCCAGACACCGCTATTCAACCGGGGTTGTCAGAGGTTGAACGTAAAACGCCTGATAAAACCGGTCCGGGCGTAGACGAGAAAGTTATAGAGTCATTACTAGATGTTATGAGGGATGGGGCAAAAAAGTTTAAAGAACACACTGGAAGAGAGATGACTTATCTTGAGATAAGGTCATTGTATGGATAAAATATAGATTAATTTTATAATATAATATATAATATTAATGAGTTTGTGCAAGTATAAAAACGCGCTAGGTATACCGAATAAAGGTATTCATTCGTATCGTTTTATGGGTGTAGCAATTATGGATGTACTTATGACAATATTAGCTGCTTATTTAATTTCTATTTTTTTTAAATATAATTTCATACACACAACAATCGTGTTGTTTATTTTAGGTATTATGTTACATAGATTATTCTGCGTAAGGACGACAGTTGATAAATTGCTGTTTCCTAACGCAACCTAGAGTGTACTTTTCAAATTATAAATTATTTTATTAAAAATCTCATAATTAGGAGAAATATCGGCTAAAGGTATTAATGCGGCATCGCTATTTGATTTCTTTTCACGTTGTTTGGGAGGAGAAGGTAACGAATCGTTTTGTTTTATATTTATATTTTTAAAGTCGTATATTTGAATTACTTTTTTAACGACCTCGCTTCTCTCTATATCTACATTGGTTAACTCAATTATCTCAATTTGTTTCGTTTCGTTGTTCGCGTTGTCAAATGTTTTAAGTTTAGAAACAATATCATTTAACCCATTCTCTTTTGGCAGGTCACTTTGATTTAAATCCCCCGTTACTACCATATTTGTACGTATTCCTATTCTAGTTAATAACATTTTCATCTGATTTGGTGAACTATTCTGCATTTCATCCGCAATGATAAACGCATTCTTAAATGTTCTTCCTCTCATAAATGCGAGCGGGCAAATTTCAATAACATTATCACGAATCAAACTATCCAATTCAAACTTTGAATATTTTTCAAGAAACAAATCGAAAATTGGTTTTGTCCATGGATCCATTTTCGTTACAATGTTTCCAGGTAAGAAGCCGATTTCCTCATCCGCAGTTACAACCGGTCGAGTAATAACTATTTTGCGAATTTTACCGCTTTTTAAAAGATTAATGGCTTTTAAACACGCAAACATTGTTTTGCCGGTTCCGGCTGGTCCAGCAACAATGACGATTTTAACTGTTGTGTCCTCTAAAATATTAACATATCTTTCTTGATTAATTGTTTTTGGTAAATAATTGTCAGATACCAAGCCGGATATTTTGTCCTTTCTCATAAAAAGATTGCTATTTTTTTCAATGGAACGACGAGTTGTCTTAAACGATGTATTTGTAAAAATCAAAGAAAGAAGTAGGAGTGTTTTAGAGAATATCATTTTATAATAAGAATAACATACGTTTAAATTCTTATTATATTATTTACATAATTACAAAAACTTATATTATAGCATCGGGGTTTTCTAGGGTTCTTCATTACATTTTGATTCATGAAAAAAGTCTTGCTCATTTTGAGTAGTATCTGTTAAAGTGCTCGATACTACACTCTTTTTTTTAATTTGAAAAAAACGTTTGTATTTTTTAACTCCGTCGAGAGTGTAACCATCGCTTTTGCGAATAGGTTCCATTTGATAATTATAAATGCTTAAAATTTGTCTAACAAGATTAAGAAGAGGCCATTTCTGTGATTTACTTGCGTTTTTTTGTAAACTAGTCATAAACGACGAACTAAAACTTTTTTTCAAATCAGGTATCATATTTTTAATTTCTATATATTTCGCCTCACTTAATAGCTGCTCTCTAGGAATAAACACCCCTTCCAATTCAGTTAGTATTTCAAATTGTATTCCAACAATAATAAGTATTTTCTTACTATCTTCATCCATAATAAGAGAAATAAAAAAAAAATAAGTTTTAACGTAATTATTTTATAACTAAATTATGTTAAATGTTAAATATTTAACTCGGGGATACTATACTGTTCTCCAGTTTTAACATATTTTGCGATAATTTTGGGGTTAATTTTATTAACAATGATATCTTCAGTTTGATAAACATTATTATTTTTATCAATGTAATAAATAATTCCTTGAATATCCTGCGCCCATACTTCGATTTTCTGTGTAGTAAATTTATTTTCTTGTTGATTATCCATAATACCGTGAGGTGTTCCCTTCATATGTGTGCCACAATAATCGCTGTCCTCTTTTTTTTTTCTAGTACACTGTTCGCTAGATGCTCTTTTTGCGCAGCATCTATCAAATATTGGTACAAAATTTTTAACACGTTTTCTTTTTTGGAAATCTTCCTTAACAAACGAAAGTCTATCGTGGTCGTAAATATACTGAAGTAGTTGGTTTACTTGGTCGTTTTTTGACATACCCATTTGCGCGGCCTTTTCCCGAATGCTATCTTTAAATGTCGTAACATAAGTCTCTGCTTTTTTGTTTAAACGCTTTTCCATATCTATTTGTATTATATATTATCTATCACAAATCTTTAGTTCAATTTTTAATTTATTTAAAAAACAACTTAAAGGCGACTGGTTCAATTTCATAACGCATTAACTAGGGTTTTGGATAGTCATTTGGTAATACTAAAATCGAAATTATCATTAAAATATAGAATAGTATATATATTCCATATATATCTTCGCCGACACCATAAAACTTTAGTATTTGTGTTAAACTATAAAAAAATATTACTGAAACACCTATTAATGTGATTGGATTCATACCTATACTATTATTTTAGATTATTTTAATATAAATCAATCATAATATATTCCTTTTGCTAAAATAGTATTTGTTACAAGATTAAATAACGGTTGTTTCTATTATATTTTTCGTTGAGGGTTGCTTTATTAATATAATGATAACTCAACGGTATTTGTTGGTCGTAATTTTTAACAACTATAATTGGTGTATTTTCCAAATAGTCACCATTATCTAACTCTATATTATCAATCGAAGCACTATCATAATTTTCAGCCCATTTCCCGTCATGGTCTGATATTCTCATAGTTAATATTTCCATATTTTGGTTTAATGATAAATCATTTAGTCTCTCGCGCTTTGTATCAGACATATCATTCGCGTCTCTATGAAAATTTTCTATTTTTTTCATTTTACCTAAAAATAATGCGAACCTTACTATTCCGCCATTCTTATATCTACCATCCTCATTATCAGTAATTACCTTCCCGTATTTTTCCCCTGGTTTATTGTCTGTAGTCCAACAGCCTTGTCTCACCGCAGTTTGAAAGTCTGTAAAATAATAATATGGCCCTAAAATGCTGTTTTTATTATCGGTCGAAACTCCGACCATGTGTGTAAAAACTAACGTGGTCGCGCTATTTCTACCAACATAATACAGACTAGGAACTTCATAACTAACATTATTTTTATCACGTAGAAAACAAAAATCCATGTTGTTTTTAAAAAATGTTGTTATGTTTTCATCTATAGAAAAATTTAGAACACATCTATAGTTTACAATTTCGTCAAGTAAACAAAACCACATTGTGTTTGATTCAAATATATCATTTATATGAACGCTACATTCTGTTAAATCATAAAATATTTTAATCACGTCACCTGAAACATAAAATCCTTTACATTGGACTTTTGTTTCGTATTGATTATAATTTTGCAATTGTAACAAATTAAACAGTTTAATTTTAGTATATACAATTAAACTTTCACTTTTTAGATTGTCATAATTTAAACGTTCTGAAGGAAAAAACAACATATTAGTTAATAAATCCTTTTCAAACAAATATTTTATAAATGGTGCTTTTCCTGAATTGTCAATTTCAAATCCGCACAATTCTATTTTTGTAACAATATTATTGTTAAGATAGTCGTCTATATTTGTAGCGAGTTGGTCTAAAGCTTTATAATGATAATATTTTTTGTCTTCAGGATAATATATATCGTCTACAACATCCATTTCTATTATAATTATAATATTGTTATTTGTTTAACTATTTTATTTAGTTTATTTTATTTTATTTATTTGTCTATTTTACGTTTAATAGTTTCCTTTACTTGTTCGTCTCTATTATCAAGCACATATTTTGTTAAATCCTCCGCCATTTTTGGGTCATTTTTATAGAAATTTGTTAAAACCGACAAGAGCGATTTTCCATTTATAGGTTTTTTAATTGTATTTTTTTTGTAAACTAACGCACCGCCATTTATGTCAAAACAATCTATTGAGTTATTCTTCATTGTTGTCATGAGACCTTCAGTTAAGCCCTTTTTCTTATTATTTTTCTCTTTTATTTCAGATTTCAATTGTGAAATTTCAGTGTCTATTTTAATCCACTCTTTAATATTTTGTACTAGCTGTTCTTTTGTTTCCATTAAATACTTAATCTGTTTATTTTTATATTGTTATACTTCATTTATTGATAGTTTAAAATGTCTTTTACAGTATTCCCCGTTATAAACTTTACAACCACATTGATTACCCTTATTTAATCCAGTCTTTAATAATTCAATACATCCTTTATTACTTGTAGTTTCTGAAGAAGGTAATATTTGAGTTGACCCTACCACTACATTTTCATTATCTGTCGTAAGTCCACTAATCTTTTTAATTTTCTTATTCGTTTTTGACTCTTTAACTAGATTAGCCAATTCATCCTTTAATTTTTGTGTTTTTACTTTTTCTTCTTTGGTTTTCTGTTTTTCTTCTTTTGTTTTTTGTTTTTCTGCTTTAACTAGATTAGCCAATTCATCCTTTAATTTTTTGGTTTTTTGTTTTTCTTCTTTTGTTTTTTGTTTTTCTTCTTTTAATTTTTGATTTGCTTCTTCTTTTGCTTTCTTTACTTGAGCGATGAGAATATCTTTAGCCTGTTGTTTTTCGACTTTTAATTTCAGGTATGCCTCATTCTTGTATTTCTTAATCATGCACTTTTTATGTAAATAACAATAATGCTTGGTATCATTAAAATGTGGGGGTAATTTTGTACCGTATGACATACATTGTATTAATTCATCTGACTCATTTCCACTAGGGTCATGATTAAGATTTGTTATTAACGATTCACATTGTTTATATGAAGTTCCAACATAGGAGTTAGTATAGGTTTTATTTAAATCAATATGATTTACGCCACATACTTTTTCTAAATTTAACTCCTCATAATATGGTAACACTCCAATTTGTTTTTTTCTACAATAAGGACATCTTATCTCATTCATTTTTAAATGTCCTGCCGATGATTCCATTGAATTAAACTTGTTTTTATGATTTATTAAATCTTTATACAAAGCTATATAATTAAATTTATGACCACATGCCATTTGGAAAAAATTAGCGGTTAGTATTTCATTTGTTATTAGACATCTATTAGTATCATCGTCACATTTATGAGTATTTTCTTGTATATCCAATGACTTATATAATTCGTCAAAGAAATTAATACCGCCTTCTATGTTATATATTTTCATCATAAAATTCTATGTGTTTTATCTTTATATTTTTTTTATACAGTTATATCAATGTCACCTCCGGAAGTTTGGGGCCCTCCAGTATGGACCTTTTTTCATGTTTTAGCAGAAAAAGTAAATGAAAACGCATATCCAATAATTAAAAATCAATTGTTTCTAATTGTACAAAAAATTTGTGGATTTTTACCTTGCCCAGAATGCTCTAGAGATGCGGCTGGGTTTTTAGGTAAAGTTAAAATAAATGATTTGAGAAGCAAAACTGATTTTAAGAATATGCTCTTTTTTTTTCATAACTATGTAAATTCAAAAAAGAGAAAACGTATTTACAATTATAACGACCTTGAAGTGTATAAAAGATACAATATTATAAATTCTTTTAATAATTTCATAAGAGTCTATCATACCAGGGGAAATATGAAACAATTAAGTGAATCATTTCAACGACAATTTGTTATCAGAGATGTAAGACTTTGGTTTACAAGAAATATTAGAGCATTTATTCCTAATGCGCCAAATAATTTATTGCCTCCCAATAACCAAGTTATTGATGTTCCCATTGCGATAGAAGAGCCTGTCACAATCGAAGAACCTGTCACAAGCGAAGAACCTATTACTACTGAAGAACCTGTCAAAATCGAAGAACCTATTACTACTGAAGAACCTATCATAATCGAAGAACCTGTCAAAATCGAAGAACCTACAATTGATACGTTTTATTTAGACACTGAATATGTATCACAAAATATATTTGAAAGTAGGACGCATTATGAAGAATTGAATATTGAAAAGATATACACAGATAATACTGATATTGTAAATGATTTGTTAGATGATTTATTAGTAGATATAAACACTAATGAAAATATTACAGAAGAACCCAAAATTGATTTATCCGTTAATATTGTAGTTGTTAAAAAGAAATCTAAGAAACGCAAAAAATAAATAAAAGTTATCTAACTTTATATATTTTTAAAATTTAAATACTACCAACTAGCTCACCATCACGGAAAACATTGCATCGAAATGTCTGCGTCTTGGGCTGACTACATATTTCTTTGTTACTTGAAACTTCATTAAAAAACAGATATTTACCAGAGCCTCCAGCATACATCAATACAACGATTATGGCAGACGATGTTAATCCCATTAATATATTCAAAATTAAATCAGTTGTTTGAATAGCACATTTTTTGTATATTTTAATAAATAAATCTATGAAAAAGTATACCAATAATCCAAAAAACACCCAAAAGTTTGGAGCGCCATTGCTAAACATAGGTAAGGAAAGATACATGAGTGTAAACGCAAACACGAAAGCACTAAAGGTAGGGTTACCATATGCGCTATATTGAACGCTAGTACAAATTGTTCCGTCATTCGCGTTAGTTTTTGCGCCATTTAACATATAAATAAAATTTCTAACGACGCAAACTCCTATTAAAAATCCTAAATAAATAAAACCCTTAAAGTTTTGTGATACAAAAGATAAGTAAACCATACACATTGCGAGAATAATAGGCGAATAAAATGATAAAAAAACAATTATATTGAATGGTTGATATATCAAAAGTGGTGAATCCGCAACTCCACCTGCTTTTATAGGATTATTTACACTACTCATATAATAATAATCTATAATATTTTATTATTATATTACAATTTTATTCCTCATTTTCAAAAACCAACTTTAGCACGTCATCAATTGTATCAACAGGATAAAAATGAATACCATTTAGTAACTCGGAATCTTTATATTTATCTATAAAGGCAGTATAATCTTTTAAATTTTCATTTGGGAATATAAAATCCTTTACACCTGCTTTAATTCCTCCGATAAATTTCAAATCTAATCCACCGATTTCAGTAACATTTCCATCTAAACTGATTTCACCAGTTATTGCTATATGATATTTAATTTTTTTATTATTAAATATACTAAAAATTGCGGTTGTGATTGCTGTTCCTGCGCTGGGTCCATCCTTTGGTACCGAACCTTCAGGGCAATGAATATGTACTCCATTTAAATTTGTGATATCACAATATTCATCTCTCAAAAGTTTTTGTCTAGAAATGGGGGTTAATTTCCATGCGAGGGTTAATGCTACATTCATAGACTCTTTCATAACGTCTCCCTGCATACCAGTTAATTTAAGACTTAAAAATTTGTCACTAGGAAGCCAGTTAACTTGTATGGGTATTACTCCACCTTTACCGAGCGCATTAGCCCAAAGACCATTTATTATACCAATCTTATGTTCCGAGTGTATTTTTTTGTGTTTTATTTCATGTTTATCTTTGAAATATTTTGTTTTGATGTCTTCTTTTGTAATTATAATAGGCAACTCAAATTCAGCTGATGTGTTTTTAAGAATATCAAGATTTACCTCGCCTACAATCTCAAATAATATTTCTTTGAGTTTTCTTACTCCGGATTCAGATGTATATTCATCAATAATAAATTTTAATACGTCATCTGAAAAACTAATCATATTTTCAAGTCCCATTTTTCTATAGACTTCAGGTAATATGTGGGACTTTGAAATAACTAATTTGTCCTCTAAAGTAAGATTACTAAATTTTATTCTATGAACTCTATCCAATAGAATTTTATCAATAGCCTCCGCGTCATTATATGATAAAATAAATAACGCTTTTGATAAATCTATATCTATTCCAGTGAAATATTTGTCTTGAAAGCAGTCATTTTGGGCGGGGTCAAGTAAATGTGTTAAAATACCTACTATTTCCTTTCCATGTTCCGTTTTACTAATTTTATCTACCTCATCAATAAATATGATAGGGTTCATACATTTTTTATCAATTAAAATTTGAACTATTGACCCCCATGTAGAGCCTACATAAGTATAGTTGTGTCCGTGTAAAGTGCTACCGTTACTATCACCACCCATTTGTATCATCGAAAACGGTCTACTAGCGCCATTATTATCTTTTAAACAATCCGACAGACCTCTTTTAGCAAGTGATGTTTTACCCACGCCGGGGGGTCCTTCAAACCCGAAACAGTACCCATCTTGTTCTCCATTAATCCATTGTCCTATTATTCTTTCAATCTGTTTTTTTGCCTTATCATGTCCGTATACTGCTTTGTCTAAAGTTAATTTGACATCAGTCATATATTCGTTAACATGTTTCATGTTGCGGTTCAATGAAGCAATCACTGTATCAATTGTATCAATTGTATTAACTTTATTAACTTTATTAACTTTATTATTAATAGTTAACTCATTTTTTGTTATATTCATATTAGTTAACTCTTCTAACATTTTTTCATTTTCCGGGAGTTTACAGGAGACAAAAAAATTATTAATTACCTCTTTCAACTCAGGTTTAGTTAAAGATTGGAATTTAATATGTTCTTTTTTATTGTATTTTTTATAAATATCATTAATAACACAAATATTCTTTATAAGTTCCTTTTTATCGCCAGTTATCATTTGGTTTTTCCAAGAGTCAATTTTACTTGATTCAATATTTGGACCCCCAATTTTTTTAATGTATTTTAAAACTTCAACACTTGTATAATTTTCTTTATTGGGAATTTCTGGAAATGTTTTTTCAATGTCAAAATTTTTATATATATTTTTAAACTTGGATCTATTTTCATCCATAATATTTAATATTGGTTCTTTCGTATAAATACCAAACGGGATTTTTAAAAGACCATCCAAATATTGTCTTGCTTTTGAGCCGGAATCTTCCGATTTTGACTTTAATTCTTTCAACTTCATCATAGCCTTTTCTTTTACATTATCAGTTGCTTTCAATAAACATATCTGTTGTTCTAGTGGTATTTTATTCATATCAAAATTAGATAACTCGTTTGTATATTGAACTGTTTTTTTCATTGCTTGTTTAAAATGTTGCTTCACGGGCCACGGAAAACTATCAAATATAATTATTTGTTCTTGACTATCAATACTACCATTTGAATCATTAGAGAGAAGGTCATATAACAAATATGCCAAATATTGGTTTTCAACATGAGATGATTTAATTAACAGCTGTATCAATGTATTGCGTTTATTAAATATTTCATCTGATATAAATTCTTTAACGACAACAGAAATTTGTTTTTGGTGTATTATACTATTTTGGTTTAAATATCCCATAAATTTGGTGTAATAATCCACAGATGTATCGCATATTAAATAGTCTTTTAATGTCAACGACGATATAAAGAAATCAAACGCTTCTTTATTTACCTCGATTTCTTCTGGTAAATTATTTGTAATCATTTTTTGTTTAGATAAAATGTAATTGTTATTTAAGAAATCTATCATGACATCATCAACAATACCAAACACGATTATACTTTTGTTTAAATTACTATTATTAATACATACTTTAATTCCGTATACCTTCATATGAAGTTGTTTATATGTTGTGGATACATCAGAGCAACAAATATTCTCAATATCTTCAATTTTTTCATTTTTCTTTTTGTCGTCCTTTTTACTCACAGTTATCACCTTATAACCTGTAGGATGGAAATATTTTTTAAGTAATTCAACCTTGGCATCTTCTACGGGTGTAGTTGATATTTTATTGTTATTATTTCCGAAACAAATCAAAATTATATCTTCTAAATTTTCTGTGCCATAATTTTTAAATAGGCTAGATAGTTCGTTATTAATAAATTGTAACTCGTTAATCAAATTTTCTTGGCCGATATTTTTATTAACGGATAATTCATTAATTTTTTTACTAAGTTGATTTAATTTTTCAATACACGCGTTGACATCGTTAATCCCTAAAATATCTAAACTTTTGTTTTTATAAACATGAAGAACTGTTTTTTGTATGATATCCTTAAAGAAGTCTATTTTTTTGTCAACTAATAAACTTACATCACAATCTGGATTTTTCTTGATAACGAAATTTTTATCCATTATGTATATTCTTATTATATATGATATTTTTAAATAAAAATATAAAGATAAACTAGTAAATGATGAGTTAAAATATTTATGTAAAGTGTTGTTGGTACTAAACCTGTCGGCATTGGATAATCTTATAAAAATTATATTAAATAGATATTATTAGTTAATATAATTGATTCTAATGGGAATACCAAGTTATTTTTCTTATATTGTAAAAAATCATGCTAGTGTTATAAAAAAGGTCGAAGAGTATAAAATAGCTATAAACAATCTTTATTTAGATTGTAATTCAATTATTTATGATGCTGTCCACAACATAGATTTTACAAAATTGTTAGAGTCAGACATAGATACTATTATTAAATCGGTTTGTAATAAAATAGATGAATATATTTTACAGTTAAAGCCAGATAATAATATTTATATTGCGTTTGATGGTGTTGCGCCTGTTGCGAAATTGGAACAACAACGTTCAAGAAGATATAAATCGTCATATCAAAACAATATTTCGAAATCTATATTTAAAAATACTAAACCTGACCCTTGGAATACGACTGCTATTACACCAGGTACAGTTTTTATGAAAAAATTAAATGATGTTATACGAAAAACGTATAGTAATCCAGATAAATATAAGGTTAAAAATATGATACTTTCACCGTCAGATAAATATGGTGAAGGAGAACATAAATTGTTTGAATATATTAGAAACTTTCCAGACCAACATCAGAATAAAAATACTGTAATCTATGGTCTTGACGCAGACCTTATTATGCTTTCAATAAACCATTTGCCGATTTCGAATCATATTTATCTTTTTAGAGAAACCCCTCATTTTATAAAAACTATAAATTCTGAATTGGAGCCAAACGCCACATATCTTATTGATATTCCTGAATTAGCTAAAATAATCACATTAGATATGAATAATGGTAACGAGTTGTCAACATTCCAACAACAAAACCGGATTTATGATTACATTTTTATGTGCTTTTTCCTGGGTAATGATTTTATGCCACATTTCCCTTCTATTAACATACGAACTGGAGGTGTTAATAAAATGATAAATGCTTACAAAGCGACAATCGGAGGTACTAATGAGAACCTCACGGATGGTAAAAAAATCTACTGGAAAAATGTAAGAAAATTAGTTTATTTTTTGTCTGAACAGGAAGAAGATAATCTCAAGATGGAGACAAAACTTCGTAATAGAATGGAGAATCAATCAACAGATACTACATCGCCGGAAGGTCAACTAAAATCGTTTGATTCCCTACCTACTCACGAAAGAAGCATTGAAAAATATATTAACCCATACAAAATCAATTGGCAATATAGATATTACAAATCACTATTTGACATAGATATAGATGAAGTAAGAAAAAAACAAATTTGTACTAATTATTTGGAAGGACTTGAATGGACCATGAAGTATTATACGACAGGGTGTGCGGATTGGAGGTGGTGTTATAACTACAATTATCCGCCATTGTTGTCAGACCTTATCCGATTTATTCCATATTTTGATACTGAATTTGTTGAAAATAAGGTAGCAAATCCTGTAACAGATTTAGTTCAATTGTGTTATGTTTTGCCGAAGCAGAGTCTGCATTTATTACCACCAGAGTTACATAATAGGTTACTTAAAGAGCATAGTGATTGGTATAGTTCAAACTGTGATTTCGCATGGGCGTATTGTAAATATTTTTGGGAGTCTCATGTTTTACTTCCCCATATAGACATAAACGAACTAGAAAAATTTGTCATGAAATAATGTATTATATTTTTGAACTTAATCCGAGGTTCTGCACTACAGAATGAAAGGAAATCCTTGAAAACATGCCCCAAAATTTCTCTTCACGTGTAGTGAAATTTATAATTTTTTTTTCAAAGACTTTTTTCGGAATTTCATTTTTGGACATTTTTTATGTCCAAAAATCAAAAATGGAAAACGATCTTCAAATTTCAAAAACGTTGAGACCATAAAAATTCTTAACGTCTCGTCTTCAAAAATATTTTTTAAATTTGTGACTGTAATTTTTAAAAATTTATTAATATTTTTGCCAAAAAAGACTTTAAAATTTTATCTGTTTATTATATATGGAAACATTAGGTGACGAAAATCTGCCGAAAATCTGCCCTAGGTTTCATTGCGAGATTTGTGACTACAGAACGTCTAAAAAAAGTAGTTATTCCGACCATAATTTAAGCAGTAAGCATCTAAAAAAACTAAACGGTGACAGAAACGGTGACAAAAGTGACAAAAAATCTGCTTTTCTGCTGCCGTCTGAAAAAAATATAGTTTGCGAAAATTGTAATAAATCGTACATGTCAAGAAATGGTTTATGGAAACATAAAAAAAAATGTATTGAAACAAATATTGAAACAAAGGTTGAGGAAGAAGAAATTTCATACAAAGATTTAATTATGATGCTATTAAAACAAAATACACAATTGATAGAACAAAATGCCGAATTGGTAAAAAACGGAACTCATAATAACATTTCACATAATACTAATTCACATAACAAAACATTCAACCTGCAGTTCTTTTTGAATGATACATGTAAAGATGCGATGAACCTGATGGATTTTGTTGATTCCATCAAATTACAATTAACAGATTTGGAAAAAGTTGGTAGGTTTGGATTTGTAGAAGGAATCTCAAATATTATTACAACTAATTTGAAAGCATTAGATATAACTCAAAGACCAATTCATTGTACTGACAATAAGAGAGAAGTTTTATATATAAAGGATGAAAACAAATGGGAAAAGGAAGTGGAGGAAAAAGATAAAATTCGTAAAGCAATAAAAAGAGTAGCACATAAAAACATAATGATGTTACCAAAATTTAAAGAGGGTCATCCAGACTGTTTAAAAAGTGAATCAAAATTTTCAGATCAATATAATAAACTAGTTATTGAATCTTTTGGTGGTTCAGGAGATAATGACACAGAAAAAGAGGACAAAATAATTAAAAATATATCAAATATAACAACTATAAGTAAATCACTAACTGAATGAGTATATTTAGCATTTAAAAAAAAATTGAGTACTCTTATTTATAAATAAAAGTATAATAATATCAAAGCAAAAAATGAGTAACCAACCAGGAATAATATATTTAATTCAGCCTTGTGAATTAATTGGAACAAATCGATATAAAATTGGTTGTTCAGAAAAACTAGGCATAGATAGATGTACACAGGGTTACAAGAAAGGTTCTAGAGTTATTTGCATTATAAAGTGCGTTAAACCTTTTGATAATGAAAAAAAAATAAAACAAATATTTAATAATAAATTTAAGCTAATTGCTGGAAATGAATATTTTGAAGGTGATGAAGACCAAATGCTGATTGAATTTATTAAAATTTGGGAAGAATCAATTAATTCAGAAATATCAAAAGAATTTGAAGAAGAAAAACAAAAAGAATCATCATTAAATTATCAAGAAGATAATGAAGATAATGATGATAATGAAGAAGATAATGATGATAATGAAGAAGATAATGATGATAATGAAGAAGATAATTATGATAATCAGGATGAAGAATATTATGAAGAAAAAGAAGAAATATATGAGATAACAACATATGAAGAATTTATAAAAGATTCAGAAATAGAAAAAATTATCATAACAAATAAAAAAAAGCTTGAAGGATACTTAAAATTTAGAGGAGGTAATTATTGGAGAAAATTAGATGATAAAAAAAGATTAGATTGGAATGATGACATAATGGAAAACTTAGAAGGTTTTATAGAACATAACGCGAATAAACCTTTTGATTACAATATTGACAAAATAGCAAAAGATATTGCAAAAAAATGTTATGTTAAAGATATTGAATATTATAAATTAAAATACAATGAATATGTATTTTGGGAACCATCAGATTTGAGAGATAGTAGATATTATATTTTAGATACGAAAACCTTTGAATATAAAAGCATAAATTCATTAGGTGATAAAATAATAACAGGAAGACAAATTGGAGGAAGAGGTTTCTATATTCACGGAACAATAGATACAAATATTGTCATTAATATATTAAACTCTTTATTAAGTAGTGAAGATATAATTAAATTTAGAAAGTTTGCATATAAAGTATTTGTAGAAAAATCAAATAATATAAACATATTTTATGATTATAATGAAAAATTATTATCGACATGGTTAAATGACACATTGTATACTATTGCAGGAGGAGGTTATGTGGTAGATTCTGATAGTTATTATGATGATAAAAAGAAATTTATAAAGGACATAAAAGTTAGAAAACCAAGATATGTATCTATTTACACTGGTGTACAATATATAAGTGGTAAAACAAAAAAATACAAACATATTGAAAACCAAATAGAGGATTTCAAAAAATTAGGATTTACAAATTTTATTGTAAACCAAAAAGACAAAAATATAAATATGTATAATTTAAAAAATTTTAGAAATTATTTGGGAGAAAATAAAGAAACAATAACAAGTTTATGTAAAACTAAAGGAAATACAAATGAAATAAGATTTGGTCACGATGATGACATCTTTTATACCCAAGGTCTTCTTCAAGCTGATTTCTTAAAATGGTGTTGTACAAAATCATAAAAATATTGTAAAGGGTGCTACTATTGAAAAACCATATGTTCTTTAAGTTACCTTGTGAATTTATTATATAAAATGTTGATTTATTTTTTCAAAGACTTTTTTCGGGATTTCATTTTTGGACATTTTTAATGTCCAAAAATCAAAAATGGAAAACGATCTTCAAATTTCAAAAACGATGAGACCATAAAAATTTTTAGCGTCTCACGAGTAATTACAGATTTTTCAATTTGTTACGATAATTTTTTTTATTTAATTATTATTTTTTATAGAAACCGTTTAGGAACTTTTATAGTTAGGAAATATATAGGAATGGTTCCTAATAAAAAAGTTCGAAAAAGTTCCGATAGTTTTTGTTGCGATGTTTGTGACTATTCTACAAGCAGAAAAAGTCAATACGACAGACACATAATCACAGGCAAACATAAAATCCTAACAAATCCTAATTTACAATATTCTAAAAACTGTGCAAATTATGAATGTATATGTGGTAAATCATATAAACACGCTTCTTCGTTGTGTGCGCACAAAAAAAATTGTACTCAAAAAAAAAGTACAAAAGATATTACCATAGACATTAGTAATAATGAATTTGTATTCGATAAAGAATTTGTTATGCTGGTATTGAAACAAAATAATGAATTACAAACACAGATGATAGAACAACAAACTAAAATGTTGGAACAACATAACCACATGATGGAAGTAATAAAAAATGGAACAAATAATACATTAATAAATAATATTTCAAATAATAAAACATTTAATTTGAATGTATTTTTAAACGAACAATGTAAAGATGCGATGAATATTATGGATTTTGTTGATTCTCTCAAGTTACAATTATCAGATTTAGAAAGTGTTGGAAAATTAGGATTCGTAGAAGGAATCTCAAATATTATTGTTAAAAATTTAAATGCGATGGATATTCATAAAAGACCTGTTCATTGTAGCGATTCAAAGAGAGATGTAATGTATGTAAAAGATGAGGATCGATGGGAAAAAGAAAATCAAGAGCGACAAAAATTAAGAAAGGCTATTAAATATATAGCACATAAAAACTCAAAAATGTTGCCAGAATTTAAAACCAAATATCCCGATTGTGGAGAAAGTACTTCAAAAAAGTCAGACCAATATAATAAATTAATTATTGAAGCAATGGGAGGTTCTGGGGATAATGACATAGAAAAAGAAGATAAAATAATTAAAAAAATTGCGAAGGAAGTTGTTATAAATAAAACTACGGAGTAAGTTATTTATATAATTATAAAATAAATATAATAGTTATAATGTCGAAACAAGTAATTAGCGAAATTCCAAACAGAGATTCTTTCTTTCACTTATTAAAGCATAATCCTGGACTAATAGTAATAAAATTAGGAGCCGAATGGTGCGGACCTTGCAAACAGATTAAAAATGTAGTTCATGCTTTTTTTGCCTCATCTCCGCCAGAAGTAGTTTGTGCTGATATAGACGTAGATAAGTGTTTCGATTTTTACTCGTTTTTAAAGAGCAAAAAGATGGCAAATGGTATCCCATTAATTTTGTGCTATAAAAAGGGTAATGTAACTTTTATCCCAGATGATTCGATCACCGGGTCAGATGCGGGACAGTTACATTTATTTTTTAAGAGATGTGGAGAACATCTAACAACCGCGTTAAAAAATAATCCAAAATAGGTTATTATTTGCGTTTTCTCTCTGTTTTACATTTTATTAATTATAAATTTTTGTTAGAGAAACTATAATATTTTTGTTATAATATATTATAGTAATGAAGTATCATTTGCTTGAAAACAATATAAGAGAACAGTTAATTAAATCACCGCATGAGAATCTATCTTTTTGCGAAAGATTATTTCTATGGTGGTTTTTTCATAGTAGTCCAGGGTTTTATTCCTCTTATGAATATGACTCACAAAATATGTATTGGTGTTGTCCTGACTGTTGCCCGAGATGTTTAGAATTAGAATTTAATGGTAATCCATATTGTAAAAAGGGGTGTATTTGTTTTTTAGTATGTTGTACATTTAGTTTTGTTTGATAAATAAAATTAAATACAAATAAAATATAATAGTATAGTATATGAAATCATTCACAAACCTAATTATTCTTTTTTTTATACTTATTGTTCTAGGTATATTATATAAAAAGTTTGAAGATAATCGCATACGTCAAGAAAAAGATGCTAATTATGAATCAATACAAAATTTTTTGTTAGATGATGTAACTTTAGCTAAGAGTAAAAAACCAATATTATGGATTCATGTGCCATATGAATACAACTCAAGAAACTGGTTGAGTTTTGGTTCGCGTAGTTCATTTAATTTAAATCAACCCTATTTATATTTATCAGTGAAAAGTATTATAAATCAGTGTGACAAATCTTTTACAATTTGTTTAATAGACGATAATTCTTTCCAAAAATTAATTCCTGATTGGAATATTAATATGACAACCATATCAGACCCAATTTTAGGTAATATGAGAACACTTGGATTAATGAAATTATTATATATTTATGGAGGTCTAATATGTCCTATTTCATTTCTATGTATGAAAGACTTATCAGGCCTTTATAGTAAAGGAACCCGTTCAAATAAAATGTTTTTATGTGAAACAACTGACAGAAATATAACATCTACTACATTTGACTATTATCCAAGTATCAGTTTTTGTGGTGCGCCCAAAAATTGTGAAACTGTGAAATTATTATGTGATTTTATTCAACGTATAATGTCTAATGATTTTACAGCGGAATCTGTATTTTTGGGAGATTTTAATAGATGGTGTGAAGCAAGAATAAAGTCAGGACAAATAAACATGATTAATGGTATAGAGATAGGTACAAAAACAATAGACGAAAAACCAATAATTGTGGATGATTTGTTGTCGAATAATTATTTGAACTTATACAAAGGCACATATGGTATTCTTATTCCTTCTGACGAAATTTTAAAACGAGTAAGTTTTGGTTGGTTCACAAGAATGTCAGCAAAACAAGTGTTAGAATCGAATACAATTATTGGAAATTATTTGTTATTATCTAATGCGCCGGATTGTCAAAGGGGTATATTAGAGCCTCTTGAAATGAAACCATCGTGGGTTGGTTTTTGGAAGACACCTAACTATCCAGGATTATATGGTCTCAAGCCAAACTTTCTCGGAGACAATTTAATAAAACAAGACTATACTACACGATAGATATATTAGTAAAATAACTTAAATATTAAGCAGTATTAATATTTAAGAAAATGGAATTTGTACCTGATTGTCTTGTTTTGAAGATTGAGGAGCGCTGCCGGGATACAGGCGATTTAGTAACAACGTTTTTCATTCTTTATGATAAGAAAGAACAACATTACGTTATTAGAGGAAAAATTAACGATACAGACAGTAATAGGAAGGGCTCAAATTTTTCGTTTGTTTCTAAATCAGGAACCGATTTGGAAGATTTTCTAAGTTTTTCTATCTGTAACCAAAATATGTTAACATATGTATTGTATACGTTTGATGACCTTCCATTTCATTCAAATAATATAACATACGAAGATTTGAAAGCAAAACAATATGAGAAAATCTCGTATGAAATCGCTGGATATGAAAATAAATCGTATAAAAAAAAGGATGTCTTGCGAAATTTAAGAATGTTGGAGAATGTGTTTAATTATTATAATTAAACTATGAATAATTATGTATAAATATGAATGAAACAATGTCGTTACTTTTAGTAGCTACTGTTTTAGCGATAGGCGGTGCTGGGTTATACATGTATAAATTTGAAGATGATTTAATTCAAGATGGTGGAAATGACTCGTCTGATAGTTATAATGAAGACGAATTAAATGAAGAAATAATAAAGTCAAAACCAAGAGCAAAGGGAAGTAAAACAAAAAGAAACAGAACAAATAGTGGGTCAAAAAGACGATACTAATTGCTAATTGCTAATTAATAGTAGATATAGTATATTATATCATATTTTGATTTATCATATTTTATTTTTGATGTATATGTAATTTTAGTATAGTTACATATTTGTCTTACAATAGTCGTAAAATTAGTGTATGTCAGTTTTCTTTCTAGATATTTTTTTTTAGAATTAAGAATTATGATAATATTGTCTAGCTTCCTCAATAAATTGTGGAATTATCTCTTTGAACATGCCCTTCTTAAATACTTCACTATTTAATGTATAATGTTTTTCATTTTTTAAACAAATAGAGTCAAGTAAGCTTATAAGTAATTGTTTAGGTATGGGCGTTTTAAAAATTTGGGTTGACATATTTTATAGTTATATAAAATATATATATTTTTAATTAATGTTGTAAAGTTTGTAAAGTTTATAAAGTTTATAAAGTTTATAAAGTTTGTAAATCACGCGTTTATAGCGTTTATAATGATTGGATTAAATTATTTGTGAAAAGAGCTAACTCGATCTCGTCTTCATGAATATTATGAAAAACTGTGATATATTTACAAATATGTGGAATAATCTTGTATTTTTCTTCCTCGTTTAAAATGTTGGTTGTTTTTACAAATAAAAAGTAATTATCAAGAATATCCATTACAGAATAGCCTTTATCATAAATCTGATAAATTAATGAGATAGAGTCGGTTAATTGTTTATTTTTAATTAGAACAGTGTATTTTTCTAATGTTAAAAAACTTATATTAGAACACAAACTATTTGCTAAATTATATGTAATTTTTTCTCCGATGAGCTTGAACTTTTCCATATAGTTTATTAATGTTTTTACAGTATTATTTGAGACACTAATAATAAAGTTTTTAGCGTCATCGTCAATATCAATTTTTTCTGTGTCCTGTATTTTATTGATTAATTTAAGAAGATTTTCTCTCTTCAGTGGTTTTATCTTAATAATTGTGAAACGCGATTGTAGACTTTCTATAACCTTTTGTATGTTACTACACGAAGATATAAAATGAACGTTATGGCTGTATTTGTCAATACAATTGCGAAAAACTTGTTGGCTCTGTTCGTTAATCATGTCTATATCATCAAGGACAACGAATTTTTTTTTATTTTTAATAGAAGAACAAGTTTGACAAAACGTTTTAACGTCTGTTCTATAATAGTTAATACCTTGTTCCTTGAGGCTATTAATGTAAAGAACATTTTCATCATACTCTTTTGAAGAAAATCCTTCATAATATTCTCTTATCAAAGTATTTAAGAGAGAAGTTTTACCAGATGCTATATCCCCAATTAATAATACATTTAAATTGTCCATAAGTATAAGAGTTTTCAGCATTAGAATAATCTCTTTGTCAATTCCGAAATCCTCAAAATAAACAGGTTGATATTTATGAATAAATAGTCTATCTTGCTTTTCCATAAATAATATTATACGTAAATAATTGTTTAAGTATATCTTTTATCATATTAATAATGGCTGATAATTTTTATAACATTTTGGGAGTTGAAGAAACTGCGAGTAAAGAGGAGATAAAAAAAGCATACAGAGCTTTATCAATGAAACATCATCCCGATAAGAATAATAATAGTATTGAATCAAATACAATGACGAAAACAATAAATGAAGCATATGAAACTTTAGGCGATGAACAAAAGAAGGCAGAATATGATAATTCAAGAAAAAATCCATTCATGAGGATGAATAGTCATAGAGGAGGTGGGATGGAAGTACCAATAGACGAAATTTTTAATAATCTTTTTGGAATGGGAGGAATGCCAGGTTTTCAAGGATTTCCGGGAATGGGAGGTTTTCCAGGAATGGGAGGAATGCCTCCAGGGGCCAAGATACACGTTTTTCATGGTAGTCCAATGAACTTACATCAAGCACTTCAAAAACCAACACCAATTATCAAAACAATAACAATCAGTATTGAAAATGTATTAACTGGGACAACAATTCCATTTGAAGTCGAGAGATGGATTATTGAAAATGGGTTAAAGGTATTTGAAAAAGAGACAATTTATGTAACTATACCAAAAGGGGTTGATGATAATGAATTAATCATATTAAGAGATAAGGGAAATGTAATCAATGAAAATTGTAAAGGTGATATTAAATTATTTGTAAAAGTTGAAAATAACACTCAATTTATTCGCTCGGGTATGGATTTAATTTTAGACAAGGAAATTACATTAAAAGACGCCTTGTGTGGATTTTCATTTGAACTAAAATATATAAATGGTAAGTCATACACACTACATAATAACTCTGGTAATATAATTTCGCCAGGATTTAAAAAGGTTATACCTAATTTGGGATTAGAAAGAGGAGACCACAAAGGCAGCATGATAATTATATTTAATGTTAAATTTCCTGAAAAATTGACAGAAGAACAAATGGGAAAATTGAGGGAGGTTCTTTAAGTCGATTTAAAATATATTAATAGGTTTTAAAAAGATATAAAGGATATTATAGTATATAATATGGGTGGTGTGGGTGGCACATAGGCGTTCGTTAAGTTGTTGTACCAACTTATCAGGAGTTTCCCGAACGTGTTCTATTATCAGGTAGAACAAATTTGCTTTATAATTGCCTTAAGGGTTGATTAAATCGGTAATGAACCATGTTTTAATTGTATTTGTATTGTAGTAGTGAGTATTGTAGTATAGAGTATTAGGTTAGTGAGTATTATAGTAGTATAAATTTAGGATAATGTGTAGTAGTTTAGTATTAAAAATTTAAATAAAGCAAATTTATCGTGACCCACACCCGTGGTTTTTACGAGTGTAAGCTAGTGGTAAACTTCCTGTCTACCAAGCAGGGCTCCCGTGTTCGATTCACGGCGTTCGTATTTTTAGATAAAAAAATAAATAATATGATAGTAAGCTCTTTTAGCTTAGAGGTAGAGCATCACACTTGTAATGTGAAGGTCTTGGGTTCAATTCCCAAAAAGAGCTAATTAAATATCAATATTTTTTGAATATTGATACTTATATTTAATACTTTTTTTTAAAAACATATGTATATATAATGGCAGGACGTCCTCGTAGAATTAGATGTATACAATCTTATGTGAATCATATTGACAATAATACATTTTCAGGCCCAATGAAGATGGGAACCGCACCTAGTATAGGTGTTACTCGAAATTATTGGTATAATTATGTTACTCAATGTAATACTAATCCAAACGCCGTGAAAAAAAGTTATGCGAATATGGTTTTCTTAAATATTAATTCGTCGCAAACTCCTGTGTCAGCTGGATTTAGACCAACTACGAACTATAATTATTCTTACAATGCTCCACCAGGCGTACAATGGTATGACCCAAACGTGAAATATGATAATCATTTTTATGGTCCATATAATCATCCAGCAACAATTAATACTGGATTAACACAGCCTATATCGCAACATATGACTGGGTTTGTCTCCAATTAATTCGTACAAGGTATAAACCCGTTTGGATTATTTGTATAATTACTGTATTGTCCGAGGGTTGTATAACAAGGGAAACATTTTTGTCCGTTACATACAGTAGCTAATCTATTTTTTGCACGTCTGTTTGAAATGTTCGATGCTCCGACCCCTCCTTGCCCTGGTTTATATTTGTTATATAAATAAGTAGATCCGTTACATGTTGTGTTACCTCCTGGATTCATTTTAGTACTTCTTCTACCTCCAACGCCAACATTTTTTTTGTATAAAAACCCTGGAAAATTTGTGGAATTTCCATACCAAAAATTTCCATTTGAATTACTTCCTGAACCAAAATTAGACATTTATATATAACTAATATATTTTATTTAATAATTTCTTGCTCATTAAGCTTTTGTCCTTCAAGCTCTTTATTTTTGTCATTTATTTTTTGTTGTTTTTTATTTGCCTCATAAATTTTTCTTTTTTCTTTCAATGACTCTTTATTTTTCTCTATCCAAGCTTTTTGCCATTCTTTATGTTTTTCTTTATTATTTTCTCTATATTCCTTTGTTTTTTCATAAATTTTATCTTTATTTTCTTGTCTATATTTTTTCATTTGGTCTGAAATAATTTCCTTATTGTCTTCCTTGTATTTTTTTTCCTGTGCTCTTATTTTATCTTTATTCTCAATTCTAAATTTTTCGGTAATTCGTTTTTTTGTCTGTTTTCTCTCTTCTTCCGTTACGAAGGCGCTTAGAGTGTTTAGGTTTGCGTTATATTCTTTAATTAATTCTTGTTCTCTAATTCTGGCTTCTAGCTTTGTTTTACATTTAATTTTTTCAATTTCAACCATTTCCCACTCATCCCAACCGCCATTATTTCTTATGGTTTCATAAACTTTTTGATGAGCTTTACTATATTCTGGATTTATAGACTGTGTTTTGTGTTGACTTTTTCTCGATATAAAATTACTAGTATGACCTACATAGCACAAGTGTAAATTATTATTTTTGGGACAAATTTTATACATAATAAAGTCTTTTAGATTAATTTCAGTATTCATATCGTTTTTAATTTCGGCTTCTGACATATACATAGTTATATAACTTCTCTTTAAGTTTATAACTATATCAATTTTAAATTGTTATATTTAAGAAATTTTTCTAGTTGGGATATCATTACATACGATATAAATAGAATTTTCAGTAATAATAATATATTCGCCTCCAGACTTGTAAAATTTAGAAATCGTTGACGTATATTCATCTTCACTCTTTACCAGCAGCTTTTCGCCAGTCGCCTTTGCGCCGACCAATGCCTTTTTATCGAGTGAAGCCGTCCAATAGTCAAGTAAAATAGGTTTATCCTCTACAATTCCAATTTTTGCTGCGTGTTTTAGGGTAACATCTGAAGGTAGTCTATAATTTAAACTAGGGTCGACCTTTGGTATAGGATTATCTGACATTTTATATAATTTTAGATTTTAAATCTTTAAATACTAATTAATTTAATAGTATTTATATTTAAATATATTAAAATATAAATAATAGGAAGATGAATATTTCGTTAAATACCAAAGATACAAACTATTCATTACTAAATGCTGAAAATTACAATAAAAAATTAGATATAGACATAAAAAGCATAAATGAAAAATATATATTGTTAGTTACAGACTATTTAAAATTTATTGTTGAAAATATAAAGGTTAAAAATAAAATATTAGCAAGGTTTATTATAACTCGTGGATTAGACACGATTACCAATGTTTTTTTAAATTTGTTATATTATACAAAAAATATTAATGTTACGTATTTTCATTGTCAAAAGTCGTTTTATTTTTATGTGGAATTTGTAGGACAAATAACTGAGGAAGAAAAAATGTTTTTACAATTAACTTCTAGAGATGCGACAACTTATGTTTACAAGGAAACTATATTCAAAATAAATAACGAATTTAAAAAAATAAGTCAAAATTCGACACCATCAAACAACTACTTTACTATCATAGACAAATCTATTTATATATATAAAACATACTTGTTTAAAATAATTAATTGTGTGGAATTTATGGAGACAAAATATGTAAATAATTTTATAAATATTAGCAAAAAAATAAATAATCTTACTTTGAATGAAGAAAATCTTCAACTACTTGGCAGTATAGTAGATAATCTGTATTATACAATAGAGGATATCAACAGTTTTTTTGATGTTAACGAAGAATTACTTAAAAAGATTACAAAAAATATCGGTAAATTAAAATCATGTCAAAAATCAACAGATGAAATAAAAGAAAATTATGTAAATGATAGCACTGTATTTATTAAATGGTTAAGTAGATAGTTTATCTAATCTATATTAGACGTAATAATAATGGTCTTTCTTCTAATTTTCTTACGTTTTTCTTTAGTAGACGTTGTTATATTGTTTTCACTTATTTTCGTGTTTTTTTGGCGAATTTGCGCGAACTCTTGTGTTAATATATCTTTTAAAAAGTCGTAAATAATAAACAATACATTTTCATCGCATTTACCTACGATAAGAACACTACCAGTTCTAAAAATCATAAAAGAAACCTGTTGAATATTTTTATATAAAGATTTATTTTCCTCTGAAATTTGTGAACCGCTTTGTATGCCAATATCGGAATTATAATAGAACTTACATTGAATCCCTGGATAAGAACATGGGTCATAAATTGACTGAATATTATATTTAAATTTTAGAATGTCATAAAGCGCTTCTCGATTAATAAAGTAACCGCAATTAAAGTTTGAATTAATTAAAACAGTTTCATCAGTATTTTCTTTGTAACATAGTTTTTCCAAAGTATGTGGTTGAAGAGTTTCTATTATTTGGTGTAATAAAATCTGAAATGACTCTTCGTTTTGAATACCAGGTATTTCCAATTTGCCCGTATTAAAAATCTTGACATGAAATTCTTTGAAAGAATCTTTAATTTTCATTCTAATTATAATAACGAAACAATTATAAAACGCACTCTTTTTTTTGGAACGATAACTCATAATATCTTTTTTAGATATTCCAATGCTAACCTTTCGAATATCTTTGAATTTAATGCGACCATTTGGATTGTTTATACTAGTTATAATATTCTCCTCATAATACGTCTCACCCTGAAGTTTTTCTCGGATAAAATCTAGTTCTTCCGTCTTGGAGGAATTGAATTTCATTTGTTTTTTAATGACACCATTACACGGTTTCGCGTATGGTATAATTGGAATATTCCAGAATACATCTTTAAGTTCAATCGGTACATTAAGATATGCTATTTTAGTCTTGGTTGAGATATATATATCAGAAGCTTTAGGAGTTTTAGAACAATCAAAATCTATGGAAACATCGGCAGAAACGAAATCCTCGTTTATTAGAGGAAATTCACGATCTGTGTCATCGTCAGACGATATATCATCTTCATAACCAGATGATATAAAATTTTCCCATTCTTTGTCTATGTTCAACGTCATATTTTACTTTTCAAATTACCTTTATATTCTTTATATTAATTTAATTTCAATTATTTTCTTTAATATAATTATAAAGAATGTATTCTAAATCACACTACATCCATGAAAGGAGCCCTATCATTCCTATTAAACGGAGCGTATCTACAGACATGAATTTAAATGGTAGTCCAAAAGCAGAGTATAGTCTGAAACAAACTTTTTTCGACCCATCTAAAAGCTCTCCGCCAAACGAATTCATGATAAAATTACATATGCGAATGAACATATATAATAGTAATAACTCCACTCAGATAAAGGATGATAGTCGTGAAATAGAATAATAAATATGCGAATTGTTGTTAATATTTTGAGAATGCATTAAATTTTCAACAAAATTCAAAAAATCACTTGTTACTATTTTTGGATTATTTCGAATAATATAATTTAAAAAATCTTTAATTATATTTTTTTTGTCTATATTATATTTTGTACTAATTGAATAAATATAAGAACATATGCTTTCTATATCATCACGGTCAGATATTTTTTTTATAATACTTTCCCAAATATCATCGTCTATTATATTAAAACCGATAGTTTCATTCGTGGGTTCGGAATCATTGCTTTGTTTTTTTACAATATCTTGGTTTGATTGCATAAAATTAATCATGCTACGAATGTCTGAATTAAATAACTTCTGTATACTGACTAATGTTTTGTGGTTTAAATTCAATTTCTCTGCTTCTGATATATTTTTCAAAAAAGCAATTACATTATCTTTCGGTAACTGGTTAAATCGCAGTCTAATAAATTCATTTTGTAACCCTTCGTCTATTTTACTTATATAATTACAAATTAGACAAAATCTTACATTACTAGTATAATTTTGTAATAGATATCTCAAGGCTTGTTGAGCGTTTTTTGTCATATAATCCACCTCATCTAAAATAACAAACTTCATGCCACTATGAAACAACGGTTTAGAGTTTACAAAAAAACTTATTTGGTTTCTAATTATGTCAATCCCTCTCTCGTCAGATGCATTTAAATGAATAATTAGATCTTTGTTTTTATTGTTTAATTTAGCTTGATATGCGTTAATCAAATTAATGATTGTTGTCGTTTTACCAGTGCCTGGAGGCCCATAAAAAAGCAAATTAGGAAAGTATGAGGTGTCAATTATGTTTTGAAGTATTGTTTTATTTAAAGGATCTAGCACAATGCCTTCAAACATTTTTGGCCGATATTTTTCCACCCATACGTAGCCATTAGTAGACATTTAATTATGTATTGTTATTTATTTAATATATAATTATTTGTAATTATCAAAATTTAAAATTGAAATAAAAATATTAAAGATATTTAATGAACAACGATAACATAAATATGTCTTCACCATATCCGTCAGGTTACCTTGAATTAATAATTGGTCCCATGTTTAGTTCTAAGACGACACGTTTGGTCGAGATTTATAAACAATGTAAATTTTGTAATATTTCTGTAACAGCAATTAATCATTCTATCGACACAAGATATCATGACACGATGTTATCAAGCCACGATAAAATAATGATACCTTGTTTACAAGCACACAATTTAAACGATATATGGACTGATAGGGGATTTCAAGAGTCGGGAAATCAATCAGATAAATATGCGTGTAATTTGTTAAGAACCTCAGATGTTATACTTATCAATGAGGGTCAGTTCTTTCCTGATTTGTATGAAGTTGTAGTAGATATGTTGAAGAACAATAAAAAAATATATGTTTGCGGCCTTGATGGAGACTTTGAGAGAAAAAAATTCGGGTCGATTTTGGATTTAATACCTCTTTGCGACAAGGTTACAAAACTAACATCTATTTGTTCGTCATGTAAAGATGGCACACCTGGAATATTCTCAATGCGGTTAACGTGTGATAAAACCCAGACATTGGTAGGTTCTGACAATTATATACCGGTTTGCCGTAAGTGTTATGACAACAGTTCTCTTAAGTATATTTGAAAACTATTTAAATTGGTCTCTATTAATAATTTATAAATCAACGATGAATAAAGTTAAAGTTGCGGATAAAAATCTTCCTGAAGGCGTAGAGGTTGTTAAACAAAAAAGAGGTAGAAAACCTAAACAGGTTGTACTTGAAAGTACACAACCAAATACTCAAAAAGTAGAAAATATAAATGTTTTTATTGAGGAACCAATTAATAATGTGGACAATAGTCTTTTTGAGAACAATGAAATTAATTTTTCTAATGATAATTCAACCGAGGAACCAAAACCAGGAGCGAAAAAACGCGGACGTAAACCAAAAGGAGGCAAAATAATCCAAAACGCAATTCAACTAACTAATAATAAGGAAACAAAACCTAATATCATTTTACACCTTAAATGCTCGTTAAAAGACTTACAATCAAACACTTTACTATCATCAAATATAGAATCTTTTAATTTTTCGTCAAACAAAAACAATCTCATATATGAAATTATTAACTCGAATGAAAATAAACTAATTCAAAATAATTATAATAGTGAAAACAATAATACACCATCTAATATAGAATTCGAGGAAGCACATGAGAACGAATCCGAATTTGAGGAAGATAATTTTAAAAATAAAGATAATGATATTAAAGGAGTCTGGAAAAAATTGAAAGCATTAGAACATAATTTACACATCAACAATATAAGTGATAAAAAGTCTGCTTGTTTTTGGTGTACTTGTGAGTTTGACAACCCGCCCATTTATATTCCAAAACATTTTATTAAGAATTCTTATCATGTATACGGATGTTTTTGTAGTCCTGAATGTGCTACGGCACATCTTATGGAAGAAAATATTGACAGCTCGGCTAAATTTGAAAGATATCACTTAATAAATCACATTTATTCTAAAATTTATGACTATAAAAAGAATATCAAACCAGCACCAAACCCATTTTATCTATTGGATAAATATTATGGTAATTTGAGCATTCAAGAATTTAGATCATTATTAAGAACAGAACGGTTATTTTTAGTTGTAGATAAACCGTTAACTCGTATTTTACCTGAATTACATGAAGATAATGATGACTTTATAATTAATAATAAAATTATTCCGGCAAACTCTTTTTCAATTAAAAAGAAATTACACCGAAAACAACAGACGAAGACCAACATAGTAAATGAAAAGTTTGGAGTTGTTTCATAGGAATAAATAATATACTTCAGTTTTTAGTATATTATTTTTATTTTATTTTATTATAATATGAATAGTATAGTTACATACAACGAAGACACGGATATAGATTTTTTCGACGTGAATTCAATAATCCAATATATATTATCAAATTATACGCAGTTTTTATTGTTATTGCTTGTATTTATAATAATTTATGTTGTTGATTACATTTCAAATGTAAACAATATACTTTTTTCGGCTACTCAGATAATCCCCGAAATAAATAATTCTATTAATCCGAGTGAAAATAAAAAAACGAATAAAAAAACAAATAAGAGAACGACTAATAAAAGGAAATAAAAGGAAATAAATGTAAAATATATATATTTATTTTCTTTTGACGTTTACATTTTTTTGGGATTGAGGGTTTCATGTCTTTCTTGATAGTTGCGCATATTAGTATCTAATCTATGTCTTAATTGTTTATAAATCTCTTGGTTTACAGACGTTATAGGCGGTGCCTTTTTTTCAGTTATACCAAAATAACTTCTTATTACTGCCAAATGGTCGTAATTATGGGCTTTAAGTTTCTCTCTAATCATCTCTTCTGTATAGTCCGTTTGCCCTAATACAATTTTAATTTTGTCTTCAATTTGGTCGTTCTCAATAAACGATATATTGTCTTCCATTATATGAAGTAGATAAATTATTTTTTAAATCATATTAAACGAATAGTTATATAAAATATTATATTATACAATGACCGAACATAAATATACTAATTTTAATACAGAACCACTGCTAAATAAAATTAACACAGTCTTAAAAAATGAGGTGGATGTTTTATTGAGTGATTTTATGGATAGACATAATCTATTGGAAAAAACACATACTCAAATTATGAATTTGCCTAGTGTGAAATATGAGCTGAATAGAGCTAATACCCGTGATGCTTGTGTCAGTGATACTTGTTGTGATAAACCAGCCGACGCAACTATATTTGAAAATATTCAATATATGACTGTTAAAATTGTAAAAAATGAGGTTAAACCTCTTGAGGATAAACTGGCAAATATCGAGGAAAAAATTAACAGCTTGTATGCTTTGATTAATCGTGTTATTGAAACTAGAGAAGTTATCAATTTGTGTTGCGACGTTAAAATCAAAGAAGAACCAAAATCAGTGCGTGTTGAAAGAGAAAATATAAGACTAGAAATTATTGATCCTAATAGTATTGATAATGTTTCCGATGAGGAATCTGATGAGGAATCAGACGAGGAATCAGATGAGGAAGACATAGAAGTAGTTGAAACAGTAAAAACAGTTGAAACCGTCGTAGTAGATAATGATGAAGAGGAAGAAGAGGAGGAAGAGGAGGAAGAGGAAGAGGAAGAGGAAGAGGAAGAGGAAGAGGAAGAGGAAGAGGAAGAGGAAGAGGAAGAGGAAGAGGAAGAGGAAGAGGAAGAGGAAGAGGAAGAGGAAGAGGAAGAGGAGGAAGAGGAAGAGGAAGAGGAAGAGGAAGAGGAAGAGGAAGAGGAAGAAGTAGTCGAAACAGTAAAAACAGTAGTACTAGATAATGATGTAGAGACAGAGGAGGAGGAAGAGGAAGAGGAGGAGGAAGAGGAGGAAGAAGCTGAAACTGTAAAAACAGTTGTAGCAGATAATGGTGTAGAGGCTGTGGATGAAAAGGAAGAGGAAGAGTTGTTTGAAATTGAAATTGATGGTATTAATTATTGTACTAATAACGAAGATAACGGGTTTATTTATCAAATGACTTCTGATGGGGATGTTGGAGAAAAGGTTGGTTATCTAAAACAAGGTGAGCCTTTTTTTGATGAGGATGAAAAATAAAAATATAAATATATTATAAATAATGTTTAAATTATGTAGTCCTTCTATTATTTATTTAATTTTTTCTATGACTCAGATAATAATAGATACAGTTAAGGGTCTTTACAACACTGCGTTTATTAAAATTATAGTTATGATAATGGTTACAATATTATTAAATATTCTATGTGAGAGAGGATTAGGCGTTGTATCTTGGATAATTGTCTTTATACCTTTTTTATTAATGACTGTTGTAGTTAGCATGATTCTATATGTATTCGGTTTAGATACCGCAACTGGTAAATTAAATTACTCTTGCCAAAAATCAGATACTAATTGTGGTAAAAATATAACTATAGATTCTTTAGGTAATATTATAATCTATGACCCTGAATATAATCCATTGAACAATCCAGTTCATTATAACTCTCCAAATATAATTGTTCCAAATCCGTCTAACAATGATACAATTGGCGTAAATCCTGTTAAAATAGCGAAACAGCCTCTCACATATGACTATTGGGGGTCAAGTAGTCCCGCTTATCAAAGTTAATTAATAAACAATTTAAAAATAGATTATTTATTAATAATAATGTTACCGTCTTTTAATTTGTTTTTAAAAACTGGTGTTTTTACCATTTTATTGAATAGTTACTTACAACGAAGATATCCAGCAAAATATAATGATATCATTCTAAATATTTCATTCAAATTGTTATACGTATATAGCAATTCGCAAATTTTCTTTAATAGAATTAATAAAGTTATGATAGTCAATGTTAATCAATTTCTGAGTAGAAACCCGACCATTAATTATTTTGTTGAACAGATTAAATCATCGTATAATTGTTTTGTAAATAAAACGGGTAACAAAATAAATAATATAGAGTTTATTTCAAACGGTGAAGTAAATTTGTCTGTTTCTAGTGAAATGGTTATGAAGGAGGGTACTGCTTTTCCAAGCGCATATGACTTTATACTTTTTTCCGATTTTGATAATGTGTCTCGAGATACAACGTGCGTAAATAAAAAAATACTGAAATCTATTGAAACCAATAATTTTAGTTATGAAATATCGAATATTAGTTTTATTCTTACAGAAATTATAATTGAAGACAAGACATTTAAGGTCGATTTTAAAACGAAAGATTATAATTATTACGTCGTAAACAATATTTTTAACGATAAGTTTATGCTATATTTTTTAAACAAGTATTATAGCTCTGAAATAAAAGATTTTAAACTTGAAACCATCAAACGTTTTATATTGAAAGTAATAGATCAAAATGTAGATACATATGAGTTTAATAAAGACATGAATGTAAAAATACAAAAGGATGGATATATAAAATGATTTGATTAGAAGATGTTATATTTCTTTACAAAATAATTAATATATAATAAAACAATTTAAAAAAATTTGAATAAATTTAAATACAAATGGTACCCCAGCATACTACTATGACAACTGAAATAACTGAAACACCTGAAATGGAAGAACATCACAAGTTATCAGATAAGTGGACACTTTGGGCGCATTTACCTCATAATACCGATTGGAGTATTAAGAGTTATATTCCTATTTCAACATTCACAACTGTTGAAGAAACAATCGCAGTTACTGAAACCCTACCTTGTATTCTTATAGAAAATTGTATGTTATTTATGATGCGCGAAGGTATCAAACCGACATGGGAAGACCCACAAAACCGTAACGGTGGTTGTTTCTCATACAAGGTTTCTAATAAAAACGTTTACAAGGTTTGGAAGGAACTAACATATGTTGTAGTAGGCGGCACAGTCAGTAAACAATTGTCATATGTAAACTGTGTGTCTGGGATTACCATTTCTCCAAAAAAAAATTTCTGTATTATAAAAATTTGGATGACTGATTGTTCTAATCAGAACCCTACCGTTGTTACGACGGATTTGAAAGGTTTGTCACCACAAGGATGCCTATTCAAGAAACACACTCCCGAATATTAAAAGTAATATTACATAAATTATGGGTTGCGTAAAAATATTTATTTTTTATAAATATTTTTTATTAAATATTTTTCCTATTTTTATAAATGGTTGTTACACATATCACATATCATAAATTAGAAAATAATTATTAATCCTATATATTACATATATCAAATACTTGTGATATTGTTTCAATTAGTCACTATTCATATATATTGAAAATTATTACATTTCAATCCAAACTTCTAATGTTGAACCAACAGCCCAATTACTACCATTATCATCGAGAACTGTAACTGATGTTATACCAGTAGTTGGTATAGCAGGTGCATATATATTACTTACAACTACTGGTACACCACCACTAAATCCACCCCCAGTACTTTGAATAGCAACAATAGCATTAGTACTTGAATAATTTGGAATATAATTTTGATAAGCACCAAATTCACCGGTTGGAGCAGATGGTGTACCTTCAGCCGGAAATTGTCCCATATATCCAAATATACTTGTTAAAAACGTTCCTGATGGGTTTATTTGACCGGAATATACGTTATTTGTATCACCGTTTAATTGAAATCTACACCCTGTATTTGCGAAGTTAGTCGTTCTAGTTGAGCGTATTCTTCCTCTAAAATGTAAGCCTGTTCCATATTGAGGTATATTCGAAATTGTCATTGTTAATGTAAGACTGGTTGTTTGTATTCTACGAACACATTGTGCGAAAGGCAAAACCCATCCACTACCATCCCCTAATCCTAATGTTGGTAAATATTGTAAAAAAAGGCCGTTATTTAGACTAAGTATATTTGTTTCGTATATTATTTGTCCTGTATAAGGATTGGCTGGTCTGGTTGAAAATGGTACTACTTGAGGAGAAGGTAACCATGCTAAAGAACCTGCTGGCTGACTAGTTAAAACATAATTAGCTGTACTACCACTTAAACTAGCACCTGTTGAACCTTGTGACCCAGTGTTACCTTGAGCGCCAGTTGCCCCTTGACTACCTGTGGAACCTTGACTACCTGTATTACCTTGTGACCCAGTGTTACCTTGAGCGCCAG